GGCAACTCATGAGATTAAACTTATGGTTTATGAATCTATCAAAAACGAAAAAGATCTTGATGTGTTAAAATCACATGCTAACCATTTAACTCAATTAGAATTTAAATTACAGGAGTTGTGGGGGTTCTCACAAGACGCTAAGTTCCATAGATTCTGGGATACGCCAAAATGTAAGTGTGCGAAGATAGATAATGAAGATGCTTATCCAACAGGATATTACAGTATTAGTGGCAATTGCCCATTACACGGAGCTTAATGTGAAATTTAAATGTACAACATGTAAAGTAGAGCCAGAAAGATTGCATATGTTTGGTAAGTTTGTTGATAACAAAGATGGCATGGATGATGACGGTGAGTATTGTGATAAATGCTTTGATCTAAAATGTGTAAAATACAAGATAGAAGAAAGCAATCAGGTTATACAAAATGACAGTCAAAATCAGTAAAATACGTGGTATTATATTAAACATCTAATCAATTAAAGGAGCTATATGAGCGTTAAACGTATTAAAACCCCTGCAAAGATATTCACTAGCGATATATCTAAGCTACAAAAAATAGTAGTATCAACTATGGATGAAATTTCAAATATAGTTGGATCTAGTCTAGGGCCAGGCGGTAGAGTTGTTCTTGTAGAGTCAGACCTGTACGGAATTCCTAATAAAAATACAAAAGATGGTGTTTCTATTTTTAGAGCACTTGGATCTAATGATCCATATAAACATATTATTATTGAACAAGTCCGTGATGCTGCAATTAGAACGGTAAATGAGGCTGGAGATGGAACAACAACTGCTACTGTAATTTCAGCAGCTTTGATAAAAAATCTATTTGCATTTTGTGCTAGTAACAGGAGATATTCTCCTCAAAAAGTAGTAAGAGTTATGAATTCTTTATTGAAAGATAAAATGATTCCTTCTATTCAAAAGCAATCTATTAAGATAAACACTAAGAATCAAGACTTACTGGAAAAAGTAGCTACAGTTTCTGCCAATGGAGATACTGACATGGCAAGAGCTGTTATAGAAGCATTTGAAATGGTAGGATTTGGGGCTAGCTCTCATGTTACTATTCAAGAGCTTTCTGGGCCATCTGGCAAATATGAAGTAAAAAAAATAGACGGATTCCCTATTGAAAAAGGATATGAAGAAAGCATCGGTAAATTTCACCAAGCTTTTATAAACGACCAAGGAACTCAAAGATGTGTTCTTGACGCTCCTTTATTTATTCTTTTTGATGGTCAGATTTCTGATATGATGCAAATACAATCTCTATTAGAAGCTATTGGAGAGGCATATGTAAACGGACAATCTGAGTTTAAAAACGTAGTAGTAGTAGCACATGGATTTTCAGATCAAGTATTGACTACTCTATCATTCAATTTTTCAAACCCTAATACTATCAACATAGTTCCTATTTTAACTCCAATGTCTCAACAAGCTAATTCTCAATTAGAATTTTTAATGGATTTATCAGCTTTTACTGGAGCCAAGATTTTTGATATGAGTAATTCTATTGCAGATGCTCAGACAGAAGACTTAGGAAACGGAATGCAAAAGATAGAGATTAGTAGATTCAGAACAACTGTAATTGGTGACTCTGATGAAGTAAATATTGAAGATAGAGCTAATCAGATTCAAAAAAGAATGGAACAAGCTGAAAGTAAGATTGATAAGATTTTATTTGAAGAAAGACTAGGAAAACTTACAAGTGGAATTGCTCAGCTTAAATTATACGGATCTTCTTCTGGAGAGCTTAAGGAAAAAGCAGATAGAGCTGAAGATGCTGTTTGTGCAGTTAGAGCAGCTCTAAACCATGGCTGTTTGCCAGGTGGATGTAGAACTCTTATAAACTTAGGAATAGAGCTTAGTACTGAAACAGATAACAAAGAAATTATAGCAAATGTTTTGATTCCTTCTTTATTCGCTCCTTTCTTTAAATTATTGGATAACGCTGGATATATAGTAGAAGAACAAGAAGAAATATTAGCTCAGATGTTGGGTGATAAAAAATTAGTATATGATGTAGAAAATGCAAAATATGGTACAGCTAAGGAATTAGGCGTATTTGACGCTACATTAGCTGTACAACAGGCTTTAAGTAACGCAGTTAGTATTAGCGGTGTTATGGGTGTATTAGGCGGAGTTGTTTGTTTTCCTAGAGATGGCGCTTTAGAACGTCAAGAAGCTCTAGATGATATCAACTTTAGAAGTACATTAGAAAATGCAGAAGGGATAAGGAACGAAGCTAATGAGCGTTCTTAGGATAATATGACACCGCATAGTAAGAAAACATATGAACAAGCACAGGAAATAACAGATAGAAAGGATTTGACCATCTTAACTGATAAGTTAGACTTCAAGGGTGTTTCTTATCCAGTAAAACTAATGTGTAAAAAAGGACATATTTTCACAAAAGAGATTTGCAGATTGGCGAATATATATGTATGCAGACAGTGTTACGTAGAGAGCTTAGTTGATTTTCACCCTAAAAGACTGTTATTTACTAAAGTAAAAAAAGAGATTGAATTAAGTGGTTTTAGTGTTATTTCAACAGATAAAGAATATAAAAATAACAATTCTTCAATTAAATTTATATGTAATATTCATGGAGAGCAAATAAGAAAAACATGTAAAATATTAGACTCTATACGTGTAGAAAACACAACTCCATGTGCAAAGTGTAATATAAAAAAAGTTTCTGTAGATCAAAAACTTCCATTGGAAAATATGTATAAACAAATTATTAATACTGGATTTTCTTTTGTTGCATTACCAGATGGTTATAAAAACGCAAAAAGTATTGTGACATTAAAATGCAAAGAAGGTCATGAATTCTCTGTCAGATGGAATAATTTTCAAACCACACATCGCTGTACTAAATGTCAAACTCACAAACATGAAGAAGAATGTAGACAAATTATGCAAAGCTTATTTGGAGTAGAGTTTGTTAATATTAGGCCAGATTTTCTTCAAAATCCAGATACTGGATCTAACTTAGAATTAGATTGTTATAACCATGATTTAAATATTGCATTAGAATATAACGGACAGCAACACTATCATGCTATTGATTATTGGGGTGGAAAAACTACATTTCAAGGTATTCAAGATAGAGATATATTGAAACAACAATTATGTGATAAAAATGAAACTAAATTGATTGTTGTACCTTATGTAGTTAAAAACAAAGAACGGTTTATATTAGAACAAATAGAGCTATTGCAAATATCTCATTTAATCAAAGAAGATCAAATATGACACCAGAAGAATTAGAACAACACAAACGAGATATGTTATTCCAGCCTCTTAATTCAGAAGAAGAATTAAGAGAATGGGTGTATCTTTATTTAGGGATTTACTTTCCAAGTGGCGTTGTATACCCAACTAGCAATTCATCACCTACTCATTCTATGTGGAGCATTTACAATCTTTTTAAAACAGGCGGAACTGTAGATTGTCCACAAGTAGTTATGTGCGCTTCAAGAGATAGCTATAAAACATTATCCGCAGCCGCTATTGAGGTTCTTTTATTTGTTCATTTTCAACTACCTATGGCTCATGCAGCGGCCATTAAATTCCAAGCTGGAGCTTGTGTTGCTTATGTAAATACAATGTTTCGCAAAATTAGACCTTATCTAGAATATCACGGCTGGACTAAAACATCAGACAATAAAACCTTAATTGAATGGAGAACGCCAGCTGGCGATGATATTTCACTCACTGTTTTAACAGCTACAAAGGAAGGTTTTAATTCTCGCCACGTTCCTTTTTTGGTTCTGGATGAATTGGATCTTATGGATGGAGCCGCTTTTAAAGAAAGCAGAATGGTTCCTTCTATGTACAGAGGTATTGCTCCATTAATTCTAATTTTAAGCACAAGGAAATTCGCTTCGGGACTTATGGAATCTGAGATAACTAGAACTCCAAGCATAGGAGGAAAAGTTTTTCAATGGAATATTTTGGATGTGGCTGAACATATATCCGAAAACATATCTCTAAAGCATCTACCAATGGTAGAGAGATATATTAGCTCACAGCTCCCAATGTCTAATTTATCCCCACAAGAATGGTTGTTATTAGAAGAAAAAGATAAAAACAAATACGAGCAATTCAGTGCTTATGCTGGAATTGCTGAACATAAAATGCTACCTGTCATGCGAAACTACTTAGTTGACAGATCTTCTGAAGATACAGGGTATTTGTACAAACCACTTACAGCTGTTCACAATAACTTTAAAGTAACAGATATTGAAATAGCAGATGCTCAGCTTTTGTGTAACAAGCCATCTAGTGCTGGATTAGTTTACGGTCGTTTTAATCCATTATTAAACATAATGACACCAGAGCAAGCGTTGACTGAGTTACTTGGTGAAAAACCTAACAACACCTCTCTAGAACACTTACATGATTATTTGATGAATTTAGGTATTACTTTTATAGGCGGAGGAGATTGGGGTTTTACAGATTATACTAGTTTAGTCGTCTTAGCTTTATTGCCTGGAGGTATTGTTTGGATAGTAGATGGTATGTTAGAAAAAGGACTTGAACACAGTGATGTTGTAAAACACGCTAAAGAATTGCAAGAAAAATGGCAAATTGACAAATGGTACGTTGATCAAAACTATCCTAGTTTATTGGTAACGATGCGTAAAAATGGTATGAAATGTCCTGAATTTACTAAAGTAGTTGCTGACGGTATTTCCGCAGTGCAATCAAAAATAGTTGATGCTACAGGAGTTAGAAGATTATTTGTAATAAAACAACCTAATACTGAAAGGATAATTCAGATGTTTGGTGATTATAAATGGGCTTTAGACAATCACGGCAATCCTACGGAGAAACCTTACCATGATAAAGATGGGGTGAGTGACATAGCCGATAGTTTGAGATATCCACATCAATGTCTATTCAGCAAAGGTGGTAAGGTGAGATTTACTATTAATTCTGACGAGCAGAAAAAAGATAAAGAGCAAACCTTGCAAGAGAAAATTGTAGACAAAAATGCAGGATTAATGTATGGAAAACTCAAAGAACTAGCTCCAAACGTAGAAAATGAGAAAAAAGACGCAAAAGTAACAAAAAAAAGGATAATGTGGTAATGATTGCGTAAAACACGCTACTTTAACCTTAATTTGACGTAAAAACGGTAATCTTTAATATATAAAATAGAAAAACGGAGAAAACATGAGCAGCAAAATGAACCTTTTATTGGCATTGAATGTGTACAATGATTTAAGTGTAAGTAGCCATCCTTCTAAAAACGTATCTAAATGGGTTTCAGATCTACAAGGCATTGATATTACTGAACCTTCTAGTGCCAGTATCTCTCTAGCTTCAGGTCAAACACTCTCTTTGTTTTCAGGAGAAGTTGTTATTTCTGACGACAATACAACTACTTATGATTTATCTTTAAAAACAGGAACAACGAACACTTACACCTTGGCTTACAACTCAGGAACAGCTCCTGTGTTCAGAACCAATCGAGCTTTAGGAACTGACGCTACTAGTGAAATAACTATAACAAAAAACGGTACTTTACTGGTATTCTCATTTACTGCTGGGCCAATACTTTCTTTAAGTGCAGTGGTAGTTGGAGATGAGGTAAGAATTGGTTCTTTTTTTAATGTAGCAAATCAAGGCAAGTTTAAAATCTTATCTGTCATAGCAGGTCAATTTACTATAGAAAATGCCAGTGGACAAGCTGAAGGGCCAATTCTACTAGATACTGATTTTGCAAATCAAGTTGTTATTCAAAGTGCAGCTGGTGTCCAAGTAGGGCAAAAAGTCAAGATATCTTCAGGGTTTTCATCGGTTAGTTTTGGAACTTATGAAATAACAGATGTAAGTCCAGCGTCTATTGAATTATATAGTATTAAAAGCTTACCATCAGAAACAGATGTCTCAAGTGACTTACAAATATTCAGTAATTCTAAAAAATTCTTATTTGTTGAATCAGACAAAAAAACAAGCCTTCTTATTGACGGAGCTGCTGGTGGAGCTATTGAGCCATTTGCTATAGGAACTTCTTTAAAATCAGGAATGTTTCTTAGAAACTCTTCTATGTACTCAGCGTCTATAACAAATGAAAGTCAAGAGACAGCCACAATTTATTATATGAGTGGAGAATAACGTGGTATTATAAGATATGGTAGTGAAATGGACATTTGAATTGATTCAAGAAGAGGCTTTGAAGTACAACACTAAGAGTGAATTTAAAGAGTCAGGATCTGCTTACAGAGCTGCGATAAGATTGAATATACTAGACAAAGTTTGTTCTCACATGCAAGTGCTTAAAATTAAATGGGATTTAGAGACTGTTATTCATCTGTCAAAAAAATGCACTGGCAGAAGTAATTTTAAAAAAACATACCCCTCTGGATACAAGTATGCTGTAGAAAGTGGATATATGGACAAGCTTTTTCCAAATAAAAATTTAAAACAAACAATCACTGTTAATTTTATAAAAAAAGAAGCCTTGAAATATAAAACTAGAACTGAATTTAAAGATAAAAATCCTTATTTGTATCGACTGTCTTCTAAATTAATGATTAAAGAAGAAGTATGTGCTCATATGCCTGATTACAAAGTGCATATTTGGAGTGAAGAGCAAGTAACCTTGGAAGCTTCACAATATAGCACTAGAAATGAATTTAGAGAAAATAGTCCAAAGCAGTACAAAGCGGCCATAAAGCTTAAAATATTAGATAAAATATGCTCACATATGACATTAGTATACTTGCCATTAAGCCATGATCGAGCTGTTGAAGAGGCTTTAAAGTATTCAAAAAGAGGAGTTTTTAAATCAACAGCTCCTCATATTTATGCTTACTGTAGAGAGCTGAAAATATTAGATAAAGTTTGTAGTCATATGGACAAACACAGTAGTATTTCACAACAAGAATTGGATTTATTTCATAGCATAAAAATACTTTTTCCAAAAACAATAAGATTAGTGGAAAGAAAGATAACCATACCTGACAAACCATTGATTTTTGGTTTTGAAATAGATATTTACGTGCCAGAATTAAGAAAAGGGATAGAATTTGACGGTACATTTCACCATTCTTTTGCTGGACTAAAGAGAGGCAGAAAAAACTGGCCAGATGAAGATATTGAAAATTATCATCAAATTAAGGATGATTATTTCAAAAGCAAAGGAATTGGCATATTGCATATAACAGAAAAAGAATATAATTCAAATAAACAACATACTATAGAAAAATGTTTAAATTTTTTAAGGAATTAACATGAGCGAATTAAAAAAACTACCTGAAACTTCACTTCAAGCTGCTCAATCAGCTATGAATGAAGCTATTCTTAAAAACTCAGGAAAAGAATACCTAGTAAACGATCTCATTAAAAATGCAATGGGTTCAGCTAATAAAAAGTTGGCTCCAAGACTTGCATTCACGGCTCAACCCACAGCGATGGACAACTATGCTGGAATTTTCAAGTTAAAGAAAGGATTGATTCCTGATTCTGTAATTAAGCAAGTAAGAGTTCAAAATCACCTTATCGCAGGAATATTACGTGCCAGAGGAAATCACATATCTTCTTTCGGACAGATCCAAAAAGACAGATTTGATATTGGTATTGCTTGTGACATTAAACCTGAGCTTAAGGATCTAGTTGAACCTGAGCAGATGATATTAATACAGGATAGGATAAATAGCTTTCTAAAAATCCTTGTTAATTGCGGTCACACAGAAGGATTATTAGAAGAAGATAAAATGAATTTATCAGAATTTCTTGATGTATCTACAAGAAACGGTCTTTCGTTTGGTAGATTTGCTACGGAAATTATATGGGCTGATGAAAACAACGAACAGTTTAATAGATTTAGACCAGTGGATGCTGGTACTATAATGAAAGCTGTTAGAAATGGCGAAGCTGCTGCTGGTCTTAGAACTAGTTCTATAAAGTTATTAGAACAAATGACAGGTGTAAAAATAGATATAAACCAACTGAAGAAAGATAGATATTCTTGGATTCAATATATTGATGGTACTCCAAGACAGGCTTTTACTCCAGAAGAGATGATAGTTTATAACTTATATCCTTCATCAGATATTGAGCATAATGGTTATCCAGTAACCCCTCTTGATACAGTTATAACATCTGTTACAACACATACATCTATCGAGATTTATAATAAATTATACTTCCAGAACGGTCGTGCTGCTAGAGGTATGTTGGTAATAAAATCTGACGAGATTGATAACAGCACAATCGAAGATATTAAACAACAATATAATGCCAGTATAAACAACGTAACAAACTCTTTTAGAACCCCTATTTTTGGCGTTGGAACAAAAGACGCTGTAGATTGGGTTAGCACTCAACCCACTAAAAAGGATGGAGAATTCCAATACTTATTTGACCAAACAACCAGAAACATACTCATGGCTTTTGGATTATCTCCAGATGAACTACCAGGTTTTGGTCATTTATCTAGAGCAACAAATCAACAGTCAATGTCAGAGTCAAGTTCTGAGTATAAATTAACAGCGGCTAGAGATATTGGACTCAGACCTCTTATTTTAAAAATGCAAGATTTTTTAAACAATAAAATCTTTCCATTGATTGATCCTGAATTATCTAAGTTATGTACTATCTCTATGGCTGGGTTTGATGCTGAAACAAAAGAGCAAGAATCTAATAGATTAACTAGAGACATGCCTGTTTTTATGACTTATGATGATGTTATGTCAGATGTTGACAAACAACCATTAGGATCTCATTTAGGCGGAAGCATTCCGTTTAATGAGAGATACCAGACAATATCAGCTAATTATTTAGACCAAAGTGTTCTTAGTGCTGAATTCTTAGAAAGCCCAGCTGCAAATATTGATCCACTTTTGAAATACAAAAACTCTCAATTCTGGGCTGCTAACTTGCAAACACTAGCTCAATTTAATCCAAATGCAGTTAAAGCTTATTATGCTACAAGAAGCGATAGTATGGATATTTTATTGGATTATCTCCAAGATTATCTAGATGAAAATGAATAATTGTGGTATTATAAGGTATGAGTAAAAAAATACCAAAAGAAATTCTCGAATTTATTAAAAAAAACTATTCTGGTGAAGTTCAATTAAATATCACTGAGCCGTTAGAATTAGATATTTATTCACCAGAGTTTAAGTTTGGAGTTGAATTTATAGGACTTGATAGCAATAACGAAACTACTCAGGTTAATATAAAAAAGAAAAATATGCGAAAAGTAGTCTTAGCTAAAGAAAATAACATAAATTTTCTTGCGATATTCGAAGATGAATGGAATAACCCAACAAAACAAGAACTTCTAAAGGAAATGATTAAGTACAGACTTAAAATAGCTCCTTTAACAAAACTAAGAGCCTCTAAGCTTGAATTAAGAAAATTAGATAATAATAAGCAATTTAAGGATTTTTTCGCTAAATTTCACTTAGATGGACACACAAATGCTAGTTTTGCTTATGGATTGTTTCATAACGACATATTAGTATCATGCCTAAGTTTTAGAAAGAGTTTTGCAGATAAAAGCTGGGAAATAGCTAGATTTGCAAACGACTATAGTTATTTAGTGCATGGCAATGGTGGTAGGCTTATTAAAGAATTTAAGAGAGAGTTCGGAGAACGCTTGATTACTTTCTCAAATAATAGGCTTAGTGTTGGAAATGTTTATCAACAACTTGGATTTAAAGAGATTACAAAGACCATTGATCCATCGTATTACTACACCGATTTAACACAGAGAATTTGGCGCTACAAATGCAAGAGAATAAACGATCCTGAAATTATAGCTCAATATCCTAGTGAAAAGGCTCAAGCGTTGGGTGGAGTGTTTAGTAGAAAATATCTAGGTCATGAAAAGCCCTTATATAAGATATACGATTATGGACATAAGAAATGGGAATTATAAAATAAAGGAGAAAATATGAGTGTAGATTTTAAACAACGTTATAAAGAACTTAAGTCAAAAACCTTAGAGGCTACTAACCTGGCGTATAGATTGGGTTTTGAACAAGGACTTCAACAAGCTGCTACTGAAAATGCTCAAATGCAAGTTCAACAAATGCAACAACAACAAATGGCTATGCAAGGACAACAAGTAGATCCAGCCACAGGTCAGCCTATTCAAGGTGGACAAGAACAAGCTGTTGATGAGAACGGTCAGCCTATAGATCCTTCTATGCAAGGACAACCAATGTCTCCAGAAGATCAAATGGCTATGCAAGGTCAACAAGGTGATCCTATGGCAGAAGAAATGCCTGAAGGACAAGGCACTGAATTAGACATGTATATTAATGAATTAGAAGATCTTGTAAGCAAAGGACAAAAACCTACGATCAGTGATCTTAGAAAAACAGTAACGGCTTTATCTGATTTAAGAAAAACACAAAAGATGAAAATGAAAGAAAACAAGCCACAAATCATAAGTGCTCAAAAGTCTATGGTGGACAGTATATTAAAGTCATGGGCCAAAGAATCAGGGCTTACAGCTGATAACCTTGAAGAAAGAATTAAAGAAGAAGGGTTAAAGTTGTAAAATGTTTGGCGTAAATCAAAAAATACTAGATTTAATTGAACAAATAATAGGAACTCAGTTTGATTCCTTTTTGGTTGATTTTTTAGGCATAGTTCCAAAAATAGACAAAAATAAACGTTTTAAGCTACATAGCAAGAAAGATAGTTTAACGTCTTTGTTTATTAGGTCTTTAGGTAATAAGATTCCAAATAAAGAAGAAGAGCAGGTTTTAAAGACTCAGTTGCGTGTAGCGGCTGGATATGTAGAGGCTCTTAAGGTCAGAACGCAGACTAGAACAGCTCAGGCTGTAAATGCCTATGCACAGGAACAATCTTTAAAGAAAGAGAAAGTAAGACCAAGTGATATTAGAAAAATAATAGTAAAAGAGATGGATGGATCTCAAAACCATGTAAAACTTATAGTTAACGCAGAATCCAATCAATGTAGAGGAACAGCAACGGCTTTACAAATAGTTCGAGTTGCTTCTGACAATGATGATAAAGATCCTAATGTGTTCTTTAATGTGGTGATTGACGAACGTAACGATCCTGAAACATACCGATTGCATTTACTTCCAGATAGACTTACACCTAGATTATGGAAAATCAGTGACTTAGGAGCTGAATATCACAAAAAAGGTGATCCAACACCAAAATTACAAGGAACTAATCCCAATTGCAGATGCCATCTTACTTTTTTACCTAAAGGATTTGCATTTAATGAATCTGGCAAAATTGCTTGGAAATCATCTGATCATGATGAGTATAAGTTTCAGAAAGACAATTATCCTCCAGTGTCGCAATTAGAAGAAATAAAAAAGAAAAAAGTTGACAAAATTAAAAAATCTGTGGTATTGTAATATATACGATTATGCGGCTATAGTCTAACTAACAGGATGCACATCTTCCAGATGTGAGGTGAAAGTGAAAATCTTATCTAGCCGCTCCATTTTTAGGTAAATATGAGTTTTAAACCAAATTATAACGAATCTTTAGATGACGACCAGATTGGAGTTGCTTATCAATACAAAATAAGAATGCAAAAAGCTGAAGAAGAAAAGAATAATCCGTATTGGCTAAATGCTGATTTGGACTTAAAAAATGCAATTGTAAAACCAGTGGACAGGTCTTTAGCTAAAAAGATCATTGAAGAATACGAATGGCTTGGTTGTATGCCAGCTGTAAGTATGTTTTATTTTGGTATTTTTTTTGGCGATGTTTGCGGAGGAGTTGTTTGTTTTGGCCCTGAGTATTCTGAGAATTTAGGGATCTGGGATAAGTACGGATATACAGGTAAGATGCTCCTACTCAATAGAGGGGTTTGTTTACACTGGACACCTAAAAATACTGGTAGTAAATTAGTCATGAGAGCTATAAAAATGCTCGATAAGAAGTATGAGATAATCACAGTAACTACAGATCACCTAGCTGGAGAAGTAGGAACAATATACCAAGCATGTAATTTCTACTATGTAGGATCAATGAGAGATTCTAATCCAAATGTTAAATCAAAAAAAGGTGATAGATTTGGGGTAGTTATAAACGGAAAACTCTATAGTGCCAGAGCATGTAGAGCTAAATTTGGATCACAAAAGAAGGGTGATATATTAAAACACCATCCAGATGCTCAATTTGTCAAACAACGCTCTAAGCATAGGTATTTTTTATATAGAGGAAGCAATGAAGCTATAAGTTCCCATAAAAAGGCAATGGAGCATATAATCAAACCTTACATTAAGAGATAATTGACAAAGAATGCCTTACCTGATATAATCTCTAAATGAACAATAAATATTCATATCAAATTTCAGCATCGCAATCTATCTACGACATGTCAATGTCTGAGAAACACTTGGCTGTAGTTTTGGCAGCTGCCTGTAACGCAGGGAAGTCGTCTATCGTAATCCACATAATCAATCTGTTCTTAAAGAGCAATCCTTCTCTTAAGGTAATTATTTTTGCTCATAATCAAAACATTCTAAGAGATCAAATGCTAGAAGGATTTTCTAGTGGATTTGTTAAGCCAGATTTTACCTTTGGAGAGTTTGGATCTAACTCACAAGTTGAAGTTGGAATTCCTTCTTCTAGAGCTAAAATAAAAGCCTGTGATTTACTGGTTATTGACGAAGCTCACCAATATGTAGGTTGTGCAATGGTTAATAGTGTTTTAGCCAAATTTAACCCTAAATATAAAGTATTTATGACAGGATCTCACGGTTGTTATAATAAGGCAAATCAAGACGCTGGTTATAATTTATATGGGATTCATTACATATCAGGTCATGAATTGGCAGAAAAAGATGTATATTCTGATGTTGTAGTAGATGCTATAGAAGGCGGAACAAATGTTATTCAAAACTATACAAAGGCAATAGCTAAACTTAAATCAGATAATAGATTTGACGATAAAAAACTAATGATAGCTTGTAAAACGGTTAATGACGCTTATATTCTAGGAATATACGTAAAAAGACTAGGAAGAAAGATAGCTATAAGTACGTCAGGAAATGACACTGATAATATTCAAATAAAACGCTTTAAATCAGGTGAAGCTGATACACTAATAGTGGTTAATAAGGGCATATTAGGCTTTAGTGATGACATGGTCACTGGTTTGATAGACCTTAAGGGAAGTAAGGACTTGGACTCTAAAAACCAGTTATTTGGACGTATATTAAGAAAGCATCCAGAAAGTATTAAGAAATTCTATATATCAGTCGTTTCTAAGAAAGAGCTTAGTAATGAAATAAAATTACTTTATAGCGTTGTTGGATTGATGAATCCAGAGATATTTAAGACTTATATTTAAGGTAAAAACCAACGTGTTCCGCCAGCCTTATATGATCTAAAGGGGTGAATTTGAATATGAACCCAATTCGCATTTCCTTTTTCTAGCCAAATATCACAATCCTCTATTACTTGTGGATTAGATTCTAACCATTTAGTTAAAGCTAAAGTTGGATCTGATATATCCAATGCAGCTCCTATTAAGTGCTTAGATTTCATAGGTATCTTGGAGTGATCAGTGATTCCTTTTTTAGCATAAATAGCCAAGTGTTCTGACATTGTTCGAACGCAATTGGTAGGAGTCATTGGTTTTGCCCATACTGCTCTTAACTTATTAGCTCTTTCTAGAAGAATAGCTAAATTATCCTGTTGCTCTTGCGTTAAATCGCTTAAATCCTTTCCTAGTAATATTTCATTCATGCTTAACATATTTTACTCCTTATTTAAAACTTTTAATATTGGAAACTCAGTGGAATTACTTCCGTGATATATAGTCAATAATTTCTTTAAGTAATCATCACCGTACTGAGCTTTCATTTTCTTTTCATAATATCTGTAAAAATACTTTACAATCCAATGATCTTTATGAGGAGTTAATCCAACACTACTTAGTATCTTTCCTGAAGTATCGCTAACTGGCTTATTGCAAGAAATAACTAAGGTGATTAGAAATAATGGAAAAAACAACAAATAAATTTTGGATTCAGCACATAGGCCCCAAATAAAAAAGTTAGATGGGTTGAAAGGAAGGTATTTTTGGAACTGAGATGTTTTTCCTTTAGTGTTATCATAAGTGCCACAATGCCATAGCAAGTAACTCCATATAGTAAACCTATGAGGAGTTTTTGTGGAAAATGAATATGCAAAAATAGCCTCTAAGTTGTCATGAGACATGCATCTTCTATCAGATAATTCAGGGTTTCGATGGTACAGTCCAGACTCAACTCGACTATTGAGTAATTGTGTATTCATCAGTTCATTCAGTGATTTATCTTCTGGAGTAAGCTGGCGTAACTCTTCCAAAAAAAGCTGTCCGTTTTCAGTTACAGGATCGTTATCTGTCACTAGACCGTATTTTTCACTTAAATATTCCATGTTTCCTCTCTTATATTATAAAGATTACAGTTTTTGTGGTATTATTATGATATATGAAACTCTAAATCTACTTAAAAGGCTAATTAGTGATTATTGACATTATATCTCCTGTTCAGGGGTACATTCAAGGAACTTCAGAAGAGATCACTAAGTTGGGTGATCAGATGTACTATAGAAATAGTGCTAAGTACTTTGAGTTAAATAAATTTCTACAGAGAAGTTGGCTAAGAGATAGAGATCCAGATGAATTCGATAGACAAAAAAAAGAGCTAGAATCTCAGGTTTATGTAAGCCTTTTGTATAAAGAAGGAAGTAGATATTTCATTAGACCTGGTTTTATTCCTTATATTAAAGGAATAGAGCTTATAATAAACAATCATATCAAATATCCTACTGCAAAACCAATGTCTTGGAAGAAACCTTTGGAGTTTACTCCATATGAATACCAACAACAGTCTTTAGATAGACTTTTAGAAGTAAAACATGGATGTGTCAGTTTAGCTACAGGGCTAGGCAAGTCATTGATATTACTAATGTTGACTCAAAAATTAGGATTAGATACGGTAATTGTAACTCCTAGTCAATCTATATTTTCTGAACTGTTCAAGTTGTTTCAATTTCATCTTGGCGAAAAAAATGTAGGAGCTTTTGGAGATGGTAAAAAAGATATTAAGAAAAAAATAACAGTAACAATAGCTAAAAGCTTAACTATGTTAAAAGAAGGCACTCCAGCTTATGATTTTTTTAAAAACAAAAAAGTATTTATTGGTGATGAATCTCACCAAATAGCCGCTGAAACACTGGCCAAGGTAGCTCATGGGGTTTTGAGTGAAGTTCCTTATAGATTCTTGCTTTCAGCTACTCAAACTAGAGGAGATGGAGGGGTAAAATTTCTTCAGTCTATTATTGGCAAAGAAGTCATAAATATGAACGTGGAGGAAGGGATACAAGGTGGATTCTTATGTCCATTGAAATTCAAGATAATACCAACTACATCTCCTTCTTCAGCGTATAGAAGCGATCCTATTGAATGCAAAAGACTTCATTTTCTTAGAAACGAAAATATAGCAAAAATAACAGCTCAAATTGCAAATGCCAAGTGGGAAGCTAGAGAAGAATCAACTTTAATATTAGTGGAAGAATTAGGGCAGATAGCTATGTTAGCTAGCAGATTAACAGTACCATTTACATACGTACACAGTGCTTCTAAAAAAGACGCTGGAGTTTGGGGTTTAAAACAAGTAGATCCACAAGAAGAAATAGAAAGATTTAACAATGGTGAAGTAAAAGTCTTGATAGGAACTAGATCAGTTTCTACTGGAGTAAATTTTTATCCAAATGCAAATACTATAAATTGGGTAGGTGGAAGTTCAGAGATAACATGTTTTCAAGGATCAATGGGAAGAAGTACTAGAAAACTAGAAAACAGCAAATACAAACACTTGCACAAACCAAAACCATTTTGCACTATATATGACTTTGATGTAAAGAATCAGTCTATTTTAGAAAATCAGTTGAAAAAAAGAATAAAATTCTATGAAGAAACTGGTGAAGATGTGGTATTATAAACATATGGCTAAAAACAAACAATATTCAGATCGTGATTTCCAAAAGCTAGCCGCTAAGGTTAATCAAACTCTCATAAACAATGAGAACTTGATAGGAGATCAAAAAACTCAAGTTGAGAATGTAATGGCTCTTGAAGTTTCATTTATAGATAGCATAAAAAAACATACAAGGGGATATGAAACATATGACCTTTTTATTTTGTTTATTATAAAAGATTTGGGAAATATATTAAGTGCTCGCCCTTATTTTAGAGAAACTGGAGTTGATTTCACAAAAAACATAACTCCAGCAATAAAAGGAAGGAATCCAAAGAGACTTATGGATTTTCAAGGCAATTTCATGTTGATAAAATTCATAGTTGATAATTGGGGAAGTCCTCTTCCTAAAAAAAGCGATGATATATACCAAAAATTAGTTTTATCTAGAAACATTTTAATAGAGAACAACATACCTCTTGCTATAAATAGAGCCAAGCTGTTTTATCGCAAAGTACCGAAATCACATCTAACTTTGTTGGATTTTATAAATATCTGTACACATGGACTTATTAATGGTATAGATAAGTACAATGGCCCCTATACAACTGTTTGGAGATCCGTATGCATTGGAAGAATGACAGGACACATGATGGAGGAATACTCTAAGTCATTGCTTAGAATGTATCCTTCAGATAGAAAAATATTATACAGAGCTAACGCATTGAAACATAAGCTAAAAATAGACGACATAAATATTTTAACAAAAGCCTTGAACGAAAGCTTTAAACAGGATAAGATAGAAGGAAGAGCAACTCCTAAACTTCCTATAACCAAAACGTATTTGCACATACTGATGAACAGTGCAACTCCAGTAAGTGCTGATGCAAACATAGAGAGTGATGACGATGGAACAGGGGCAAGTCATTATGATTATCTCTCTAATAAACTAGAGGCTCATAATCAGAACGAAGTAAGCGATGAAGTTGAAAAAATGGATTTAATGAGAAAAGTATCAAAATCATCAAGTGATTTGTTTTTAATAGAAAAAAAGGTAATAAGATTAAAAGGGGTAGATTTATGAGTGATGATAAAAAAGTAATCCAAGTAACTGAAATGATTAACACAAAATCATCTAATATTGCAAATATAGCATATGACGAGCCTAATGAGCTTATGTTTGTTACTTTTATAAACAAAACAATTTATTCCTATGCAAAGACTCCTAAAGAGGAGTTCGAACGTATGAAAAAAGCAGAAAGTGTTGGAAAGTATTTCAACAGTATTAAAACGAAATATGAATTTGCTAAATTAGATGTAGAACTACAATTAAAAAAGGAAGAAGAAAATGATCTCAATAAATAATGTAATTATAGTAGAGCCGTACACAAGCAAAAGAAAAATAGAAGCAACTGTAAATAAGGGGTTAGCCACTGTAAAACAACGTGTTACTGTGGTTGGACTTAAAGTTTTAGCTGATGCCAGAATCAGTGATACTCAGACTATAAAGAAAGGATCTGTGGTATTTTTAAATGAGAAGTATTTATACGAAAACCAAAACGTCTTAACTCCAATGGAATGTGACGCTATCGAAGGAAGTTTTATAACATTGAGCATCGGATATATATTGATGGTAAAAGAGGCGTAAATGAAAACTCTTTATATCGGTGACGTACACTGCAAACCAAGCAATATTGAGGAAGCTCAAGATCTAATAGATTTCGCTCTCGTAATCGCAAGCGATAATTCTGTAAGTAAAGTAGTTTTTCTAGGTGATTTATACGATACTCACGCAATTATAAGACAAGAAGTTAATGTTTTTTGGACTAAAAACCTAGATGTTTTTAATTTATTAGAAAAACCAATAATAGTATTAGTTGGAAACCATGATCAAATACACGTAAAAGAAAAAGAAACGGAGATATATTCTTTATTTACTTTAAAAGATAAAATAAAAAACGTAAATATAGTAAACGATCATTTTGTATCTGGCAAGTACATCTACCATGCATATACACATGATTCCAATAAGTTAATAAATAATTGTAAAAATGCTATTGGAACTACTACTTTAATTGCTCATGCTAATTTTACTCAGGAATTGTTCGGAGACATGATCAATCCAGATTTAATACCACAGACTAGTATAATAAGTGGCCACGTTCATTCCAATAAACTAAGTCAAGGTAAGGTATTTTACGCTGGCAGCCCAATGTGGATGACAGCTACAGATGCAGGGGAAGAAAAAGGAATATGGCTTATTTCAGATGATACTGGAGAAAAAGAGTTCCTACCTACTAAAGAGGTTGTGCAACCTATGTATAGGGTAACAATAAAAGAAGGAGAGGAAATTCCAGAGTTCCCTTCTAATGCAAAGATGGCTTTTGAGTTGATTGGTAAAAGCTCTTGGATAGCCAACATAAAAAAACAATTAAAAGGAAAGGGATCAATAAAAGCAGTTCCTATTGATAGAAAGCACGTAAAGACAGATGGATCTAAGTTATTGAATATAAACGAATATGCACTAAATAATTTCACACCATTAGTTGGTATTTCTGTACTTGAAATAACAGAGTACATTGGAGGAATTGATGTCATCTAATACTATTATTGACGACCATAGGAATATGCTTATGGTTTCTAAAAACATATCTGAATTCCAAGAAACAAATCTTAAACAATGGCCTTTAATTGTTTTTGACAATGTTGATGAAGTATTAGTAGATTATGATTTTATTAATGCCAGTTCTGAGTTTTATGAAGGCAAGGTAATATTCGATCTTACTTTTAAGGAAAATATCTATCCATCAGAAGAGAAAAGAAAAAAGGCATTTGAGGATCTTACTTTGTGGACAAGATTCCTATTTTGGTCAAATACCGCTGTTGAATTTAAACTAAAAGGTAGTCTATGGAAATAACAACTCAAGTTCTACCTGATGATATGACTCCAGAGGAACAGAAATCATTACAGGAATACATATCTAACGGATGCCCTGGTCTTGTGAAGATAGACGATGCTAAGGTTTTTTCTTGGCTAAATCTATATATGAATGGGAAAAGTTATGCTGAAATAGCTCATATTACAAAGGACAAGAAGGATTTAGTTCTATATATAGCTCATAGATCTAAATGGTTCCTAAAGAGAGTTGATTATTATGGAGACATATCAACTGGAATTGCTACTAAAATGAGAAATACAAAGATCCAATCAGCAGATACTGTTTTAAATATAATATCAGCTTTAGGACAGTTTTATAACGATAAAGCAAATAAATATTTAGCCACAAATGATAGCTCTATTATAGAAGAAATGGACACCAAAAACCTCGCTTCTTATTATAAAGCATTGGAAGTATTGGAAAAACTGATTAGTCCTTCTGGTAATTCAGAAAGCGACAAGCCAACTGTAAACATAAACTTAGGAACTGGCGGAGCAACTGTTACTCAAAGAAATGACAAAACCGTTGATATCACAACCAATCCAGATTCTGAAGAAGCTGCTGGAAATCTGCTTAAAGCTCTGGCCAAGTTCCAGCGCAGCAAGGACTCTTGACATATAGTTTAATAAAGGTATAATAAGTCTATGAAGTTTTTTGTTTTACTATTTATGCTAAACACATCTTATGCTGAAGACTCAGCTAGAGCCATGGATAAAACAAAAGAAGCTATTATGGCCTCAAAAGAGTACCAATTGATTCAAAAAAACATAAGCACTAAAATAGAAAAAACTATAAACATTCCAAAAGAATACATAACCCCTGTTGCAAGCATTACTGTTACTTTAATTAAAGGGCGGATTGATACAAAGTTTTTTAAATACAGCTATACAGTGATGGATGGAACTTTAAGGCCAGATGCACTGTATGACTTAAGAAATAAAGAAATAAAAGGTATAATAAGCATTAATTGGGGGTTTTAAATGAAAGATTTTTTAAGAAGAATTATGTTTACGGCATTATTTGTATCAATTATCATGTTACTAACAATAACAATTGATTTCCTTATCACAAATGCCAATGCAACTAGTGTGTTAAAGATACAATGTCAGTTTAAAAGAGGAGATGTGTCACTAGAAGCTCCAGAAGGACAGACTTTTCATACTCATGAAAAAGCAGATGGAATGTACGTAACTATCCATATAGAGAATACATCTAAGCTTTCAGAAGTTAATGATTACATTGAATTCACAAAAGACGGTAAAAATGTACTTTATTCTTTAAAATGCAAAGTTTTGTCTAAAAAATAAAAATAAACGTGGTATTATAATATATCAAAAAAAAACACCTTAAGGGGGTACATGTGACTAAAGTTATCGGAATCTTATTTGCTCTGTTATTGAGCGTAAACGCAAGTGCTGATACTATAAAATTAAACTCAGAAAACACAGTCTTTTTAAAAGATATTGTAGAAGCAGAAAGTGTCACAAAAGCAATGTCTGAATTATCTGCTAAAGCAGATAATAAAGAGCCAGTTATCTATCTAGTTTTAGATACCCCAGGTGGCAGTGTATTCGATGGGTTAAATTTAATTCACTTTTTAAAGGGATTTAACGTACCTGTTAAAACTATAACCGTTTTTTCAGCTTCTATGGGGTTTCAAATTGCTGAAGGAAATCCTGGTGCTCGTTTAATCCTAGATACTGGAACTCTAATGTCACATCCTATGTCTGGAGGAGAAAGAGGGCAGTTTGGAAAAGGACTTAGTGTTGAAAAAAGAATCGGCCAAATAAATGAAATAATCGACACGATGGATAAACAAGTAGTTAGCAGAACTAATGGGAAACAAACATTAGAAAGCTACCAAAAATCGTATAATGACGAACTTTGGACTACTGGACAAAATGCTGTAGACACAGGATACGCAGATGAAGTAGTTACAATTTCATGTTCAGCTGAGCTACTATCTTCAAATGATATTGTAAATGTAAGAGAATACGTAGGTGGAGTGATATCCATAGAGATTAAGTACGAAACATCTAAGTGCCCATTGATGTTATCTGTTTTAAAATACCAAGTGGCTATAGTAAATTTATCTACTGGACAGAGATTTGTTCTAGAAAACAAAGGATATAATTTAGAAGAAAAAGAAAAAGGAGAGCAATTATTTAAAAAAACAGATTCCTTGGTTTTCGCACCTCCTATTACTTATGCAGAAATAACAAAGATTACTGAATCAAGCAAGAGATATAAAGCTTTTATGTTCTTTAAAGACAGAAACTTCGAAAATATAAGAAAATTTAACTGGTTATAAAAAACAAACCCTCGAAAGAGGGTTTTTTTTGTTTAAATTTGTTTGTAAAAACAATAATTCTATGGTATGATATTACTGTATTAAACATAAAGAGGTATAAAATGCTTATTAAATTTCAATGTAATAATAGCGATTGCAAAAATCACATAACAAAACTATTTAATAATTTCAAAGACATACCTCCTTATTTAGATTGCGGAGAATGTGGTTTTGGTAAACTAGAAAGACAGCTATCAGCACCAGGTAGTCATTCAACACAAGTTGTAGATAATGGAAACCAATCTAAAGCAGTTGAGGTTATGAATGAAGTTGTTTTAAAAGAACAAGATAAGATGTACAGAGAAGATGATTGAATGAAAAAACCAATTAACTTAAATTCCAAGCTAAGATACAAGCTATGTTCCAAGCTAGATTCCAAGATATATTCCAAGCTATGTTCCAAGCTAGATTCCAAGCTATATTCTGAGCTATTTTCCAAGCTATATTCCGAGCTAGAATCCAAGCTGTATTTCAAGCTATGTTCCAAGCTAGATTCCAAGCTATATTCTGAGCTATATTCTGAGCTAAGAAAGGACTTAAAATGATAAAATTACTGGAGCTTAATTTTGTAGGTATAGGTAGGTTCATCACACCACAGACCATTGATTTCAGGAATCGTGGTAAATTAATTCAAATTGATGGTAAAAACAATAACACAGGTGGTTCTTCAGGTTCTGGAAAATCAACTGTATTTAATGCATTAGATTATAACTTAGGACTAAGTGATATTCCAACTACAGTTCTTCAGTCTAGAATAACTAAAACAACTATAGCTACCGATGCGCTATATGAAATTGACGGTGTTTTGGTTCGAATAAAGCGGTCAAAAAAAGACGGACTATCTTTAACTATCGGAGAAGAAACAATAAGCGGCAATATCAAATTAGCCGAGGAAAGACTAGAGAATTTAATTGGAATTCCAATTAAGCTTTTTAAAAAGATGATACATAAGAAACAAAAAGAAGGTGGTTTTTTCTTAAAACTAACAGCCAAAGAATCCTTTGATTTCTTAATAAAAGTGCTAGGATTAGAAGTTTGGACTAAAAAAGTAGAAGCTATTGACAAAAATATCACATTATTGTCTGAAAGCAATAGCAAGTTATTACTTGAAAGTCAGAGTATTGATTTACTCATAGCTGGATATGAAACAACATATAGTTCAATAATAACTCCTGTGTTGAATGCTGATATAACTCAAATACCGATTATTACAGATCAAATAACCAATTCAAAATCCATATTTGAAGCTCTGGAAATTGAGCAAAAAAACAAACTAAACGAAATACCTGCTGTAACTAAAGATTCCGCTATATTTGATGTATCCGAAATAGACAAACTAGAAGCTCAAGCTGTTGTCGCTAGAGCACAAAAGAAAGAATTGGAAGACAAACAGAAAGAATCTAAGCGATTATTAGA